TAGATGCTCCTTATTTCAAGTTGCTGTTGGGGTACAAGGACCGCACGTCATCGGCAGCAGGCGGGGCGCCTTTGCCTCCGACGAACTTGTCCTCGCTGATTGCTTTCCCGGCGCGGTAAAACGCTCGGATAACTTCCGGGTTGTTACCCAGGCCGGTTTCATTCAGCAGCTTCCTCAGCTCAGGCGTGCCAAAGGTGTCGAGTGCCTTCTTGGCCGTGGCAAGGTTTTCCGACAGCTTGTCGCCGCCAAATTCCTTGTCGGCCATCGCGCTTTGCGCCCAAGCGGTGCGCATTGCCTCGACCTGCTCGACTTGGCGCGCCTGAATGACAGGCGCCACCTTGTCGAGTACCTTCTGCGCGGCCTCTTGCGACAGATTCAATTCCTTGGCGACTTCGGAGTATGCGCCCAGGACGGCATCGTCGAATTGAGCGCCGTCCGGTGTTTTGAACTCGTACTTTTCAGGCGCGCCTTGCGGCTTCGTCTGTTCGCCTTCGGTCTTGCCGCCTTCGGCCTGTTGGCCCTCGGCATTCTGCCCATCGGTCGCTTGCTGCTGCTGTTGCGCCGTTTGTTCGCCGCCGGCGGCCGGCTGGCCTTCGGTTTGCGAATTCGCGGCTTGCTGTTGGTCGGCTGCTTGGGTGTTTTGGCCGTCAGTTATCAGCGTTTCGGTTGTCATTCCCTGCTCTCCTTGAGCATTTCTGTATAACGGTCAGGGCAGTGCGCGGAGATTTGTGCCAGCAGCCTCAACCCCTCATTGCGCATGCCTTCGTGGAAGGCCATGGTTAGCGCGTTGGTGTTGAAGGAGAGGCGCCACACACCTGCCCTATCCAACAGGCGGGCCACGAATCGACGGCCTCGCTTGTTGCTCATGAGCCACTTCATGTCGTCGATCTCGATTTGCGATGCCATGAGGGCGCGCTCCTCGGCTTCCGCCTGCGCCCGTTCCTGGCTGCGTATGTCGAGAGGATCGGAGTAACTCATGCGCGAAACTCTAGGTGCCGCGCTCGTCGGTACGTGCACCACAAAGAAAAAAGGCCGCCCGAAGGCGGCCAAAGGGGGAGGGACAATCCTAGAGCAGCGTGCTATTCGGGTAGAGCGAGCGGGCGTCGGTTTGCGGCACGGCCGTGCTGATTTCCATGTCGGTAATCTGCAATTCGAGGAACACATCGACGCCTGAATCGTCGCCGTCCTGCTCCGTGGTTTGCGTGGCACTGCACACGAAGGCCGCCGCCGAAATGCTCACCTTGGTGCCGGCAGCCGGCGGCGTGGTGATGCCCAGCGCCTCGCATTGATCGTCGTTCAGCCGGATGCGCAAACCGTCGCCGTATGGGTTGGGCGCATAGGATTGCTCGGCGTCTGTTTTCATGCTCACAAGCGGCATGGTTGTCTCCTAGTAGAAGGCTACGATGCCGGTGGCCGTCGTGCCGGTGGCATTGATCCGTTTCACGGCCAGCGAAAGCAGGAAGCCGCAAGCCGTCGCGGGTATGGTCAGCGTTGCAGTAGTGCCGTCAGCCATGACCAGGGCCACGTTCCCCGCGCCGCCGACCAGGATGGCGCGCGTCGGGCGGGCCGGGCCGGTGGGCGGCACAAGGTCAACCGCGTCGCTCGGCGTGACCGCCAGTACGGACTGCATCGGGCTGGCGTCGTTTGTCGTGACGTAGAACGGATTCATGGCCTAGGCTCCTTAATAGTTACCGGCTCGGTACAGCGCAAAGATGCCGGTGGCAGTTGTGCTAGTGGCCTTGATGCGGGTTGCATTCACGTACACGGTTTGACCGGCAGACAGTCCCGTCAGCACGGCAGTGCCGCCGCCCGCCAGGTTTACGTTCACGTTGCCGGCGCCGGTCACGTAGATGGCAATGCAGGCCCCGCTCGGCAAGTCGGCGGAATCGTTGGGGGTTACCGGCTCCCCGGTAAATTGAAGATGGTCGAATTGGTTACGGGTATAGGCGGCTTTGCTGAAAAGTACGCGCGGCATGGTTGTCTCCTTGGGTTATGTGTACCCGCTGAAAGCGCGGGTTACGTCGGTGAGTGCATTGGGCTCGCCGGTCTTTGCGGCGGCTAGTTTTTGCGCGGTGTCTGCGCCCTGGTTCAGCATGGCGGCCTGCTGCGCTTGCTGCTGCGCTTGGGCGCGTTGCTGACGCAAGGCTTCCACCTGGTCGGACGGCACGATGATACGCGGGTCGAGCCCCAGCGAATCGGAATAGATGTCCGCCCACTTGTCGGCGTCAAACTTGTCGAGTACCTCGGGCTTGAATTGCGCAACCGCGCCAAGGTTGCCGACGAATCGGTCGATGCTGTTTGTGCCAATGGCTCGCTGCGCCTGCGCCAGCATGCTGACCAGCTCGACGTTGATGTCATGGCCTTGCAGCTCCGAGGGCGGCGGCGGCAAGATGCCCGCCTCCATTACCCGGTCGAACGTCATTTCGATGAGCGGGTCAAGCAGCTCGTTTTGCAGCCGTTCCAGCACGGGGCCGAGCATGAGCAGCTTTTCCTCATGCCGCTCGGCAACTTCGGTGGCCGTCATGCGGGCATCGCTTTGGTTCGCCAGCATGAGGAACAGATCCGCGTAGAAGCTACCCTCTATGCGCCGGCGCACGTCTTGGATGTCGGCCAGTAGGTGCGAAAGGTCGATGTTCACCTCGAAGGCGGTTTTGATGCCGCCATTCTGGCCGGCCATGTCCACGTAGGTGACGCCGCCCGGCAGGGTTTCCACGTCGCGGTTTTTCATGCTCGTTGGCACTTGCAAGGGCGGCTTGGTCTTGTAGTCGATGCCCATGGCCTTGCGCAACTGCTCATGCTGTAGCTGCTTGATGTCGCCCAGGGCTTCCATGCCGGGACTGTTGCCGTAGATGTCGCCGCCGGATACCGACCAGCGCGGGACCAAGGCGGGGAAGCGCTTGAAGCCGGACTCGCGCAGCACCTCGCCCTCGCGCGCGCCGACCTCGAAATAGACCGATTTCCACGCCATGTTGAGGCTGTCGTTCTTGGTCGGGTCGCGGTCGGTGCGGGGCTCTATGCAATGGATGATCGTCACCCAAGAATCGAGGCTGCCACGGTCGTACAGGTTCTTGACCGTGTTGCTCACCTTGTCGATGCCGAATTCGGCAACGACTTCGTGTACGGTTTTCTGAAATTCGCGGTAGAGCGTAGTCACCTCGCCCTTCCAGTTGGTAGCGATGCAATATTCGCCCGTGGTCAGCGGGTAATGGTGAATGACGTTCTTGAAGTCGGGCGCTACGATGCTGGCCGCCGTCCCGAACGCGCCCAATTCCTCGTACATGGAATGCAGCGCCCGGTAGGTGTTCGAGCGCTGGAAGATGGCGTGCATCAAGCTGGTAACGTCGTTCAGCCACAGCTTCACCGTATCGTACTTCATGAGGTCCGCGTCTGACGTAGCCAGGCGGAACCAGGGGCGCGCCGGGCTGGTCATGCCCGACATCATGCCCGCCGCGAGTACGCGCAGGGCGCGCGTACCAGTGCTGTCGTAGATGTTGTTGTGGCGCCGGTTGCCCCGGTTGCGGTCCTGGACGAAGAAGCGCCCGGAACGGGGCAGCAAGTAATCGCTGATTTCCTTCCAGTGCGCCCACCAAGTCGCCCTCTCGGTCTTGAGCTGGCCCCAGCGCGTGAGCAGTTCGGAGCGTGGGGTTTTGTCGGCCATCGGTTACTGCCCGAGAAGCGTGTTCTTGCCGAGGTTCAGCATATCCGGCGTAACGCCGGCCGGGCCGGTGAGCATGGTACTCGATGGCCCCGCCCGGCCAGCTTGGCCCGCCGCCGAGAGGATGGCCGAGGCGTCGGGGTGTTTCTGGTTGGCGCGGTTGAGCGCCTGATCCGCGGCAGCGGCTTGCCTGTCGGCATTGGCCCGCGCCTGATTCTGCGCGCTTTCCTGCGCCTTGGATGCGCGCTCGCCCGAATAGATGCTGTACGCCGCGCCGGCAATAGACGCGACGGTCGCTATCGTGGATAGGGTAACTGCCCCAGACATATCACTCCCCCGTAATAACGAAATGGTTGACCGCACTCGGTTGGCGCGATAGCAGCAGATGCGCCTCCTCGGTGAACTCATCCTCCGCTTCCGCCACAGTCCTGGCGCTTGTAGCGAATACCATTGTCAAGTGCGTATCCTCATGCGCGCAAAATGCTTGCTTACGGCCACGGCTGCCGACGAGCACATGGCGGCCGCGCATCGTGACGGCATCCCCGCCCGTGGAAACCGTCGCGTGGCCGTCCATGATGAGCAGCGTCGGCACGCGAATGAGCGCCCCGGTCAAAACGCACCCGGCGGGTATCGTGATCGTGCGCGCGTACATGCCGCCGTGCAGGGCGTGGTGCGTTTCGACGGGTAGCTGCGGCCGCTTTCTGATTTCGTGTTCCAGTCGCCGCAAGCGGTCCACAACCGGCGCCGGCGTGGCGGGCAGCTTATCCGCAATCAAGGCTACGTCGCTCATGCCAGCCTCCGAAAGAAAACCCGGTTTGTTTCACGCCACCCTTTCGCCTTGCCCATCGCTTCCGCTAGGCGGCTGCCCGTCGGCGCGGAGATGAAGAACCCAACGGCCCCCATATCGCGCGCCATGCGCTCCGCTTCACGTTGCAGCATCGGGCCCGCTCCGCTCTTGCGCGCGGCGGCTGTCACGAAAAACGATTCCGTCGAGGCAATCGGCACCCCGAAATGGGGCACAACCGACACCAGCAGCACTAGAGAGCCGACCAAAACCCCATCTTGGTATGCGCACAACAACCTCGCTATGCCAGCGGCCTCCATGGCCTCGTACATGCGCCACTGCGGATTGACCGGCCCCAGCCCCGCCGTAGCGGATTCGGCGGCGTACTCCGCCACCAGCTCGGCGATGTTCGGCGCTTTCTCAAGTTCCCCGAAGGCGCATGGCCTGACGATGGTTTCGTGCACGTCCGCCTCATCCTCCAAATCTAGCGGGCATCGTAGGCCGCGGCCTGCTCAGGTACGTGCACTATGCGCGGCGTCAAACGGCATAGGGGTCGTACTCGCGGCGCTGCTTGTTCCTGCCCAGCGCAGCAATTACCGAGCGCTTCGGAGTATCGAGCAGCGCCAGCACGTAGGCGCTCCCGTAGTCAGGTGAGCGCCCGATTTTGTCCATGATCTGCTCTCGGCTCGCCACGTAGATGGTGGAGCCGGACAGTTCCCACGTGGGCGCGCACAGATCGGCGAGAAGGCGCGGATCCGGCGGCAATGCGATGCCCGTGTTGTTGGCCGGATCCAGGGCCTCGCGCATGCGCCACCAAAGCTCGCTGCGCAGGTTCTTGAAGCGCAACCGGCCCGACTTGTCGGTACTGGTAGCCGATTCGGCCACGTTGACGCCGACGACCTGCTGGCCTGCGTCGTTGAGAAAATCGTAGGGCGCCGATCCCACGCCTATCACGTCAATGTGGATAACCGCCTGATCGCGCATAGCTGCAATCGTCAGGCCCGCAACGGTCGGGCCGTCCGGCGTCGTGCTGCCCGGGTAGACCAGCGGCTCATCGAACCACATCCCGTGGCGGCGGGCGATGATGGTGTTGTCGCGTCCGCCCCTCGCCACGTCCACGCCCAGCGAGTCCATGGGCGCGAGCTTGTCAGGCCGCTTCCACCGCGCCTGCGCCGCTTCCACCCAGGCGGTCGGGATAACTTGCCACGGGTCGTCCTCGATGCCCGCGTTGAAGTCGCCGTAGAGCATTTGCGAGCGCAACGGCTCAGGCAAGGATTGCAGGGTCGCCATGTAGCCGGTTCCCATGAGGTAGGGGTTGTCGGAAACGCGCGAAGGGATGAACGTGCGGCTCATCGGCTTGATGATGTCGTCGCCGTGCCGGAATGGCGTACCGTCAGGCACCTCGACTTCCTCGCCGTCGATCATTGCGAACCATCGCAGTTCGCCGGGCTTGGCCGGGTTTGGGTGTTTTTGATCGAGCCACGGCGCGAAGAATGCCACGATCCACCGGCCCTCGGCCGTGGTCGGCGGGTTGAAGGTCATCAACACCCGGCATCGCTGGTTGGGAACCGCCGTGCGCAGCCAGCCCATGAGAAAGCGAACCGCCGATTCGCGCATGTTCGACGCTTCGTCGTAAACGATCAGGTCGTGGTCGCGCCCCTGATACTTGAGCTCATCGCCAGGGTTAGGAAAGCTGCCAAGCTCGATTTGCCGGCCTTCCAGCCTCCAAATGCGGTCAGCGCCGTTGAAGCCGTCACGGCCACCAAGGACGCGGGTGATTTCGTCGATTACGCCGGTGAGCTCCGTGCCATTCTGCCGGAAAATGATCGACTTGCGATGCTGGGTAAGCGCGAGCCCTACGGCCAGGGCGGACTTGCCACCGCCCGCAGCGCCGCCGAAGCCGGTCACGTCAGCCGGCGTGCTGTATGCCTGCGCCTGCGGCCCCGGTAGCGGCAACCAAAGCGGGGCGGTAGCCAGCAAGGCGTCTAGCTCCGCGCGCTCCTGGTCGTTGAGGTAGGGCAGCAGCGATGCAATCCGCGCCGGGCTATACGAGGTCGTCAACGTCCGCATCGCCCTTGCGCTGTTCGGCCAAGGCCAGCAGGCCGGCCACGCGGGCGGCGCGGTCGGCGTCGCTGATCTGCACCGGGCCGCCATTGGCGCCTGTCAGCTCCATGGCCGTGCGGTCGCCATACCTTTTCGGGGCCATCTTGGACAGCAGCCACTTGCGGGTATCGACCTGCAACCTGCGATGCCCAAGCATATCCTCGCGGATTTCCTTGTAGCCGTCGTTGCCTTCCTCGCGGCGCACGCCTTCCACGGGCGTGTCTGCGATTTCGAGGATTTCCTCGGCCATCGCATCAAGGCCAATGTCCCTTGCCCTTGCGTATTGCGCAGCAAAACCTTGCACGTTGTCTAAAACCCATCCGCGAACCGTCGATTCGGGCGGCATTCCAGCATCGCGGCAGATAGCACGCAGCGACTCGCCTTCGGCCAATCGCTCGCAGATCAGCGCCGCAACTTCCGGCGTGTAGGTCAAGGGGCGTCCTTTGGTTCTCATGCCGCCCATTCCACACTAGCCACAATCCGGTACGTGCACCGCCTTGAACCTGGCCGGAATTTGCCCCCGTCGCTCATACCGGCAAATCCGGCCTATCGTCCACCGGCTCACCTCGAACTTCTCCGCCAAGGTGGCGTAGCTCATGCCCGATTCGTGCAACGAACGGATCAGCTCCACCTCGGCATCCGTCAGCTTGGAATTCGGATGATCCTCTCCGATTCTCAACCCGGCATCGTTCACCGCCACGGTTTTTTGCATGCGCCGCCTCCATCTGCAATTTTTTGCTTAGGACGTTAAGGACGCTTGTAACGACTTTTTTTAGAAATCCCCATATACGCACGTAGGGATTTCCTAAAATTTCCATTGCATCCGTCCTTAACGTCCCTTATACTCCATTGCAATCACCCTTAAACACAAAATCGCAAGGAGAAAGCAATGCCCGCCTATGAAAAAAAGCTGACAAATGACCAAGCACGCGAAATCCTGCGGATGTTTTACGAAGATGGGATCGGAGTAGGCACCTTGGATTTGCTGTTTCCCGTTTCCAAATCGACCATCTACGCCATTCTGCAAGGCCGCGCCTACTACCAGCATGGGTTCAATTACGGACGATTCCCCTACAACCGCCCCCCTGCGAACACGAAGCGGACAGCCGAAGCTGTCGAAACAGCCCGACGCATGAGGGAAGGCGGGGCCACATACAAGCAGATTGCCGAGAAGGTCGGGGTCCATCTCGTTACCGTCCGCGACTGGCTCGTTAAGTGAACTCGCCGGCCTGAATCACCCGCACCCCTAGACGCCCGCGCCCCTTTATGCCTTGCGTGTTCTTCACGGCGGGCATACCGCGCGCGTCGAGCCTACGACCTAGCTGCTTCAAGCTAGGGATCAGCCGCAACTCGCCCCGCGCCTTGGCGAAGGCTTCCCAACTGGCCCAAAGCCGGGCATTGCTCTCCACGAAGCCAGGCCCCACCTCGCAGCATTCGTCGATCCATTCCGCCAGCAGGTCCATATCGCTCTTGTAATCCTCGCGCGCCTTGCGCACGGCCGCCGGCGGCTTGAGCCCGTCCCGCTGGTAGGCCAGCGCGCCGCGCACGCACCAGGCGAGTATCCCCTGCGCTTCGGCCGCCAGCTTCGCGGGCCGGGTCGGATCCTTCTCCACCGTCAGATCGTGGTCGAAATTGCGCGTGAACGGCACGGGAAGCAGCCGGCGCCAGATGGCGTGGTCGTCGCCTTTGACGATGGGCCGGTGATTCGTCGGCATGAACGCCACCCACGTAGGCGCCACCTCGACCGTGGTCTTGGAATACAGCCCGCGCGCCGGTAGCGGCTCGCCCCCGGTCATGGACTTGATGAGGCCCTCGCGCAGTTCGCTGCCCTCATCGGGCTCGCTGACATAGACAAACCTGGCGCCGCGCAGCCGCAGCACGTCCTCGCGCGCCGCGCCGGCATTGCCGCCCGACATGCCGCTGCTCAGGAAAGTATCGGCGCTTGCCATCTTGGCGTGCTCGCCAAGGGCGTCGCGGATGGCCCCTAGCACCGTACTCTTGCCGTTGGACCCCTCGCCGTATGGTATGACAAGCACATCTTCGTCCGGTTTGCCCAGGAGCGAGTAGCCGATGAGCCGTTGGAAAAACCCGATCATATCGGCATCGCCGAAGAACACGTCGCTCACGGTCTGCTCGAACAGCGGCGCCCGGGCGCCCTGGTCATAGTCCACCGCCGTGATAGTGGTCACGCGGTACTCTTGGTCCGGCGGCAGCAGTTTGCCCGTTCGCAGGTCCACCACGCCATTGCCGACA